AACTTCCATATATAAGAATATTAATTTAAAAAAAAAAAAAAAATAAAACGAATATTTATATGACAGATTCATTAGACATTTTCAAATTAATAATAATAATTATATGTATTTATTTTCTATTAAGTTTATTATAAGTCATCCCCCCAAGTTTTGCGATGCCCAAATAATTAAAGCTTTTTTTATTGTTTTACGTAAATAATTATTATCATTTACCAATTTTGTATATACTGCCTCTGCTTCTTCATTGGGTAAATCTTCCGTGGTATTTAATTTAGTTAATTTCAAATTGACTTCGGCACCAACCACGCTGTTTTGTATTTTAATTGTACTAAATTGTTCTCGTATTATTTGTTTATTTTGTATGAATTGTATAAGTTTACCTTCAATAGTATTATTAATATGATTAATATATAATTCTTTTATATTACTTAGAACAATGTTTCTTATGTTATTTAATAATGCTTGCCCGAGGACTGTTTGCTCGATGTGGGCTGATCTAGCATCATCCCATCCCTTCCCATCCCAATCACCAAGAACCTTTTGCATCAGAGATCTCGCAGATTTAATTTTAAAGAGGGATCCAAATTCATATCGTTGATTTGATCCTCTTTTCACAAGTTGATATGGTAAAAACTTGTTAATAAAATTTTCTAAAAAATTTTCAATAGTTAATGGTTGTTCGGATGAACCACTTGCGGTTATATGCTGGTAAAAATCAGATTCATTCTTTTTTTTGAGCTCTTCAGTATAGCGATTATTACCAACTGTTTTTTGTGCTAATCCATTAATAATTTTATTTTCGTTAAATTTACCAACAACCGGATCCATTTTGAGTGTATATTTTAAAAAAGCAAGAAATACATCGTAAGGTTGTTGAGTCATAGAACGACTTTCATTAATAATATCAATTGGTAAAGTTGTTTCAACAAATCTCCAACAAGAATTATATAATATTTCTGCTTTTTCTTCTTGCGTTAATACTCTAATAGGCTGAATCCCTTTTAATATTGTATCTATGTTATAAGTTTTAAAACTAGAATCAATTATTGATTTCACCTCATAGTTACTTATTGTTTTATAATTTGAAAGGTCCTGTGCCAGATCCCGAGGAAGTATAGGATTTACCATTTGTACTTCAAAAGAATCAGTATTTGGAAAATAATAATAATTTAATCCATGCTGTTTTCCTGGACCTGCTGACCAAACAGCTGGTATACCAATTGATATAGCAAAAATCATTAGCATTCTATCACCTGTAGCTAATATAATTTTTCTATCTTGATTCATTTTATTATATTTCCAAACCCACCATGCTTGTCCTCTGTCACCTATCAATTTAAATGTAAGACCCAATCTAAGAAATAAACTCCAATTTGTGCGGACTTCTGAGAATTTTAAATATATAATACAAAAAAATTTTAAAAGAATTGGATCATGTGTGGGGGGGTTTTTTTTTTTATACTCTATATCATTTTTGAAAAATACATCAACCCATTGCATAGTCAATGTATTTTTCCCCGGGTTTGCTAAGACCTCAACAAATTCTTTCGTATCAAGGAGTTCTTTGAATTTTTTTAAAGAGTATTGAATATTATTTATTGTGAATGTTGAATATGTTCCACTATTACATAAAAAAATGTCATATTTTATCAAATCATTTATTATATTAGCAACACTGTTATTAATTTGCCATATTTGTTGATTTTCATCTGTCACCAAAATATCCTTCTTTGCATTGTTCCATCCTTCTTCGACAAAAGCTTCTTTTTCCAAATATATAGCAAATCTGACACGTTTACATTTTGGGTCTAAATACTCCTTAAATCTAATTTTAAACCCTGATAATTTTTCATTAAAAAACTCAAAATACCCATCATAAATATCATTTATATTATTTCTTGGAGATCTTATAAAAGTTGTATCTAGTTTTAATGATGTCGGAGGAGATGGATCAATAAGAGTTGTCACCGATTTTAAAACTAATTTAGGATGTGTATGATCATCTTTTGGGCAGACAGGACTATTTAATAAGTCTAATGATTTGATATGACTTAATCCTCTTCCAGCATCATGTTTTGTTCCACCCCAAATATCTCTAGATATATATAAATTTTCAAGTTCTGTTTTCTGTGCTTCTTTTGCTGTGTCAACAATATTTTCGTTATAAACCCATATTTCACCATTTTTTATTAATTCAGCACTATTTGTTTTAACTAATGGAACAAATAAATTATCTTCAGAAAATGAAGTATATATTTCAGATAACCATGTACTACATTTTTCATTATTAAATTGACCATCGGAAATAGCATTACAATATTCTACAAATTCTACTTTTGTAAAATATTGTTTAAAATCATGTATTCCATCTAATATAATTTCAATATATGGCATTAATGAACTTATCTCTGTATCTGGTGGCGATGGGTTAATTGAATGTAATCTCATTAATAAATGCTGTGTTATATTATTTGTTTGTATTGTGGACATTTCGGATAATATTTTTAAATATTTGGAATCATCACATCTATCTTCTAATCTTTCACTTTCACCTTTACATGGTGATTTAGGAAGTGAATTTTGTTTTAGAGTATTACGTCCACCTATTAAATATTTGGAATCATCACATCTATCTTCTAATCTTTCACTTTCACCTTTACATGGTGATTTAGGAAGTGAATTTTGTTTTAGAGTATTACGTCCACCTATTAAATATTTTTTTTTATTTTTTTTAAATAAATCTATTTTTTTCTTTAATTTTATATTTTTATTTTTACTTACTCTCCTACCTCCTCCTGACCGTGCGGCGGGCTCATCCAGGCTCCACCACGTCGCTTCATCAAAATTTTCTATAAATATATTTAATGGATATAATTGATATGATGGCTGGGCACTTTTCCACAGTTTCTGTTCTTCAATAAATTGTTTTAGATAATTTAGTTGAACATCCTTATAAGTTTCCAAACTAGGATCAATGCTTAATATTTTAAGTTGTGCTTTTATTACAGAAGAAAATGGCTCATTTGTGGGATGAATTGGCCATGTGGGAAATGTCGTCGACTGCAAGCGCACGGTGACAACGTGCTTAAACATGATATCCATCTTTTCTGTTACATCAGAATAATGGAGTGCATAAGAATTATATAAAAAAGGTGATTCATCCAATATATAATTTAATAGGGGTAACTTATATATTGGATAATTTTCTGCGAGTAATTTAAACTGTTGATTTAACAAAGCATAAAATTGTCTTTGAACTTGTAATTGTGGTGAGTCAAAATTCCACTCCGTAAAAGTAGGATGAGGCTCATAATTTAGCCAATATTCTAAAAATTGTGTTAATTCTGGTGTTAGATTCGCCAAAGAATCATCGTTTTCATCTTTGTTTTTTTCACTTAATGATTGAACAATAGAACCAATATTTTTTATTTTCTCAGCATGTATGGTATTCATATCATTGTAGAATTTGTTAAGTGGTTCTACATTATATGACATGCCAAATTTTATATGCTTATCAAATTGATAATCTAAAATATCTTTTAGTGGTTTTTGTGACTCTAATGCCTGTATTCTTTGGTTTTGATCTTTAATTGCTTGAAGTTTTCTAATTTGTAATTCTATTAAATTAAGGAAATACATATAATTTGTGCTTTGTTGTCCCGTAATCACAAGTCCTAATGGTTGTATGTTTTGAGGAATTGGTAATGTATTCCAAGATGAAGTTGAAGGAATATTTGGCAAAATTATTTTTATAAATTGTAAAGTTAAAACAGAATTTAATGGCTCTAGTTGTTCTAGTCCATATTGTTGTAAAGTAATAGTATGTAGTTTTTCAATTTGTAAATTTAAAACAGAATTTAGTGGTTCAATCCTAGGATTAATTATTATTGCATCATTCGAATTTTTTAGTTGTTGAAATTGTAATTCTAATATTTTAAATAATGGTTGTATAGTACTCAATTGTAGAATATTATTCACATTTAATCGGAGATCATTGTATTGTAATTGTAATATTCTAAATAATGGTTGTATAGTATGGAGTTTGAACACATCATCCGGTTTAAGATATTCAACTTGTAACTTTATGATTTCACTTAGTGGCCAAAGAGCTTGTAATCCTTTACTTGTTACTTGTGGTATAAGTTGTTTTGTTAGTAAAAACAAAGGATGATTAGGCATACTGTTTGAATACATATTGGACAAAACTTGCGCTATTTTACCAGATTGATTTGATAAATTTATTTTAAGTTCCCTCAACATAGAATCGGTATTCTCTAAATATCTTTGATGCTCCGCGGCCTCTTCCATTTGCTGGGCCTGCTGCGGCTGGGCCTGCTGCGGCTGAGCCGCCGCAAGCCAAATGTTCCCTCCTTTTTTAGAATATATTCGTTTCCCTTTTTTTTTAGAATATATTTTTTTCCCTCCTTTTTTAGAATATTTTCGTTTTCCCTTTTTATAAAATTTACGTCTTTTTTTAGAAATCATTATAATATAATAAAATAATTTTTTTTAAAAAATTTTATTTTAAAATAATAATGGTATTTATTAATTTTAATAATAATATAAAAAATATAACACTACCAAATTCTATAAATCAATTTAATACATTAATTACAGAAACATATAATATTTCAGATTTTTATTCCATTGCTAATAATAAACTAATAACATCTAAAAATTATAAACATATAAATAATGATAATACCATTTTAATTAATACTAGAATAAATGGTGGCATATTTGATATATTAGAACCAATTTTTGCTCCAATATTAAAACCCTTCAAAGATATGATTCTAGGTATTGTAAATATATTAGAATTGGTATTAGAACTACTTAAAATAATACCTAAAGTATTAGAATTAATAACAACAATATTTGATCCAATTAAATTATTAAATGATGTTATTTATGGTACTATTACAGGTATAACTAGCATGATAACAGCCATTTTTGAAAATATTCTTAATTTATTTGGGGATTCTATTCCTAAAACTGAAAGTAATAATGGTGTATTTGGTATAGAAAATAAAAAGAAACAAGTGTGTATAAAACCAACTATTATTAATTTAGTCATATTAATACTATGTCCACCATTGGCATTATTTATAAATAAAGGATGGAAGAGTTTCTTTATGATAATAGTGTGTGCTTTAATGACCTACTATATGTATTATTTCCCAGGATTCCTATTCGCAGCATTACATATATTATGCTAAACTTTTTAGGAAAAAGTTTCAACAAAAATAATATAAACTTTTTAGGAAAAAGTTTCAACAAAAATAGAAAAAAAATAAAGTTTATTTTATAAGTATAATATAATGAAGGAACATTTTGAAGATAATGGTGGAGGAATATTCGCCCCAATTGTTTCACCATTAATATCGATAGCAAAAGCATTTGTATCTATAGGAGAACTTGCTGGAAAAATAATAAAAGTATTTGCTGATGTATTAGCATTAATACCATCAATACTTAATCCAGAAAAACTATTAAATGATGTTATTTATGGTACTATTACAGGTATAACAAGCATGATAACAGCCATTTTTGAAAATATACTTAATTTATTTGGAGATTCAAATCCTAAATCTGATAGTAATGATGGTGTATTTGGAATAGAAAATAAGAAGAAACAAGTGTGTATAAAACCAACTATTATTAATTTAGTCATATTAATATTATGTCCACCATTGGCATTATTGATTAATAAAGGATGGAAAAGTTTCTTTATGATAATAGTGTGTGCTTTAATGACCTACTATATGTATTATTTCCCTGGCTTTTTATTCGCAGCATTACATATATTATGCTAAACTAAACTTTTTAGTAAGAAGTTTAGGCAAAAATAAACTTAAACATAATGGATTTAAAATATATATGAATAATTATGACATTTTTGGATATTTAGGTATTATATTTGCTATGATTTATAGATTCCCTCAAATATTTAAAATTTATAAAAGTAAACAAGGAGGTGATATTTCTAAAAAAACATTTATATTACATAATTTTGCGTATTTATTTTTTTTATTATATGTAGGTTATAAACGCCCTATAGATTATTTACTTATTTCATATTATATAATAGGTATTATTCAAAATTTATCAATAGTATTAATGAAATATTATTATAAAGAAGATATTGAAGTTTAATTTTTTTTTATATTAAATAATTAATGAAAATACAATTATTCGTACATCTATTTGACGATACTATTAAAAAATACAATGTATCTAATAATATAACTATTAAAGAATTATTAAAAATAGTTAAAAAAAATAATAATATTAAAAATAATATTAAAATAAAAATAAAAAATTCAACACATTTATTAAAAAATGATTTGGCATTATTAGAACAAAATATTAAAAATAATGATATTTTATATTTATATACACCTATAAATGGAGGTTTTATAGACATACTAATAAATTTAGTAACGGGTATGGCTGATTTATTTAAAAATTTAGGAACACTTATAGACGAAATAGTACGTATTTTTGTACGGATATTTGAATTAATACCAGCAATATTTTCTCCAGAAAAACTATTAAATGATGTAATTTATGGTTCTATTACTGGATTAACTAGCATGATAACAGCCATTTTTGAAAATATTCTTAATTTATTTGGGGATTCAAAACCTAAAACTGATAATAATAATGGTGTATTTGGAATAGAAAATAAGAAGAAACAAGTGTGTATAAAACCAACTATTATTAATTTAGTCATATTAATACTATGTCCACCCTTGGCATTATTTATAAATAAAGGATGGAAGAGTTTCTTTATGATAATAGTGTGTGCTTTAATGACCTACTATATGTATTATTTCCCAGGATTCCTATTCGCAGCACTACATATATTATGCTAAACTAAACTTTTTTTTAAAAAAAGTTTACCAAAACACAATAAAATCGTTAAAGTCTTTTCTTTAAAAGCTTATTTTTTTTTTATATTAAATAATTAATGGATACTATTAGTTATGATAAATCGTGTAATTCTAATAAAGATTGCGATTCAAACGTGTGTGAATTAATTTATGAAAATGATAAACCTAAAGGTAGATATTGTTTAATGGATACTAATAAAAAATATACTAAAAAATGTTATACAAATAAAGATTGTATGTCAGGACAATGTAAACCTATATATGATCTAAATAATAATTTTGTAACACGTAAATGTGTAAAAGCACCTAAAATAGATAGAGATACGACGTATAATGCAATATTTGGTAAAAATAGATCCGATAATGAATATGGATTATTAAATAGTAATACTATAGCAATTCAAGCAGGTGAACGAGGTCCTATAACAGAAATTATAATTACCATTTTTAGTATATTAGGAAATTTATTTAATATATTAGTATTTAATACTGATGTATGTGGTCAGAATAGGCGCGCTGCAGAAAATAACTGCGGAGATCCTAATGTAAAAATAAATTTATGGGGAAAATGTGGTGATAGTCCATATGAGAAACGTAAAACAGAATGTAATGCTATGACTGAAAGACCCAATCAAGGATTATTGTATGGAATATTTTTATCAATATTTGATTTAATATTTGGTAAAATAATGGGTAGTGTTAAATATGGTTTTATATGGGGTGGATTTCAAAAACGACATTATAATACTAATTCACATAAATGTGATAAAATTAATTCTGCTAAAGGTTTTGATTTATGGTATGTAAGAAGTATTTTAACAGTATTATTTCCACCATTTGGTGTATTTATGGCTAAAGGTTTAAAAGGAATAAAACAACTAATAATATGTAGTATATTAACTATGTGTTTCTATTTCCCTGGATTAATATATGCTTTAGGAGTAATAAACTCAACAGATAAAGAACAAAAAGAAAACGATATTATTAAAGAAATGAATGTAATTTAATTTAATTTATTTTATATATATAATGGATGATTACAATGAAGACACATTAGTATATAAATTTATAAATGGTGGCATAGGTTATGGTAAATTATGTGTTCCAAATAAATTAATAGATTTAATATTACTGATTGTTTTTCCACCTATTTATGTAATAACACATCAATTACAAAATTATTTTAAAGAAAGTTCGGATGATTCAAATAAAATGGTAGATCATTTAGATATGACTCAAATAGTATTAAGTTTTATATTAACATCATTTTTTTATTTTCCAGGATTATTACATGCTTTATCAATAATGAAAGGGAAAGAAAAATGTGGAAGTATATTTAAATAAAATATTTCTTATATTTAATGGAAGAACAAGGATCATTTTGTTATCCTTCACAATTAAAAGATATAGTAATTATGGTTTTATTCCCACCTTTATGGGTTCTATTAAAAGAAATATATTCAAAAAATCCTTTATCAAATATAATACGTGTGATATTTAATTTCTTATTCACATCAGTATTTTATTTTCCTGGATTGATTCATGCTATGCAAATATTTAGAAATGAAGGCGGGATTTAAATAAAATAATTGTTCATTATAATGGGTAGAATATATGAAAAATTAAAAAAAATAAATCAATTACAAAATAAAGCTGAAAAAAATTTTAAGATTCATTATATAAAATTAAATAGTTATTTAGATGAATTTGGATTAATTAAACGAAAAGATCCCAAACGCGCCATAAAATTTTTAAAAGATTTACAGATTGAGTTACCTACACTAAATAAAGTAGCATTAAAAAATATTTATACTAAATTTACTGATACTTTATTTAAATTACAAACAGGAGATTTTATTCCATTAACGGAACTAATTTACATAAATCACAAAAGTTTTCCTTCACATGCTATAGATATAATACACAATTTTAAAATTTTATCTGAGTCTAAGTCTAAGTCTAAGTCTAAGTCTAAGTCTAAGTCTAAGTCTAAGTCTAAGTCTAATTCTAAGTCTAAAAAAAAATAATTTAAAAGTTAGAACTAGAACTAAATATAAGTCTGAATAACACTTAATTGTTTATATTTCATAACTTTTTTCTTTATTTTAATTATGGTAAATTCAATACCGAATGAATATATTATATATGATAATCGTTCTTTAAAGGAGTTTTCTAAAATAAGTTTTAGTAAATATATGATAAAAGATGTTTTAACTGCTCTGAATAAATCATTATTAGAATGTAAAATAGAAGCTTCTATAAACTGGGCGATAGAATTGTTATTAAGTGGTCATATAAATAAATTTTGGGAAAAAATAATAGCTATAAGCATCAAGAATATAAATATTAATAATCCGACTATATGCTATTTTTTATATATAAAATATTCTAAACATATAGAATTAGTAAAAAAACATAATATTTTAAATATACGCAATGATCAATGTTATAGAAATTTAATAGCAGAAGTGTGTTTTATAGTTTGTAATTCTTTAAAAACAAAATCATTGTCTTTTTTTAAAATTAAAGAAAGTGATTTTAATATGAATTATTTAGAAAGTAAAATTATAGCAAATGATCCCCATTTAATAGATGATAAATTAAAACATGGTGATCCTAATGAAACTAAAATAATTTTAAACGAGTTTAATTATTGTTTAATTAATAGAAAATATGAATTATGTGTATATTGGTTAAGTTGGATGCTTGATTGGGAGAAAAAAAATACCAAAAAAGATAGATTATATATATGTGGTTTAAGAGATATTCATAATATTGATCGAAAATATTTTAATGATATAGTATGGTTTATTTGGGAAATTATCCTTAAAGAAGGCGCTAAAATAAATAATGATTTTTTAAATAAACAAATCCAATCTCTTTATAAACTATATAAATATGATTTTAAGCAAAGTAGTAAATCAAAGAAAAATGTATATTTTTTAGTTGCTATAAAATATTTTACAGATAATTATCACATTAATGAAAATATAAATAACTATCATTTACTAATTCAATCATGTTTAAATATTAATAAATTATTTTTTGAAAAAAATAAACTATCTAAAAACAATGCCATATCAAAACAAATTAAACAATTTAATGAAAATGTTAATGTAATAAATAATAATATTAAATTAAAAGAAACAAAAATAAAGAATAATATAGATAAAAAAAAAATGATGGAATTAAAAAAAATTGCGGATACAAAAATGAAATTTAAAATAAGTAAAGTTGAAGAAATAGATAGTTTAATTTTAAATAAGAATTTATAATAATGTGTTTATATATATTATATTATATAAATATAAACACAAAACTAAGAAAAATGTTCCACAACCTACATATTTAGTATAATTCATATATTGGATACCAGGACATAATTTTTTAGTAAAGTCTAAAGTAGATGACTTAGTTGAATCTTTATTATAAATACATTCTTGACAACCCATATGAATATTAAATAGTAAAATAAATATTACATTAACAATGTAAAATAATATTTTATTATTTGTTTTTAATTTTGAGTTTAAAATTACTAAATATAGTATAATCATTTTTGAGACATCAGATATATGATCAAAATAATCACCATTTTTTGTAACCATATTATATTTTCTTGCAAAGTTACCATCACAACAATCAAAAAAATAACCAATTAACAATAATATCGCTCCTATTTTATACTTTTTATTATAAATACAATATACACCAATTAATGATACTATTAATGATATTAATGTTAATATATTTGGTGTAACATTTAATTTATATAAATAGTCATCAAATAAATTAAATACATTTACGAATAAATTATCTACTGGATTTTCAAATTTAGTGCTCATTTTTCTTCCATTTGTCATAAATTTATAGTATATATATATATTATAATATGGATAAATTATTAAAAATACATAAAACAAATTTAATAAAAAAACAAAATAAATTAAAAAAGAAATTTAAATTAGATTGTACTACCAAATATATCATTATTAATAATAAAATATTAGCATCAAATTCTTATGAAAAATTGATGATTGCTAATTTTCATATTATAGGGACTTATAATAATAAAACATGTATTTGGAGATGGGCTTGGAGTAATAAGCATATTCCATGTAGTTTTTCAAAATTATCAAAAAAAACATTAGATTTAGGAGGAAAATATTTAAAACCAAAAATAAATGGTAAACATAATGCCTTTAAATTTATGGTAGCAAGTAGTATGTATGATAAATCTATACAAGGTTATTTAATATATAATAAACCAAAAAGTAATTTATCAGTATATATGTTACTTAAAAATTCTTCTGATCCTAAAAAAAAAAGTAAAAAAACTATAAAAAGAAATAAATCTAAAAAATCTAAAATAAAATCTTGTTAAAATTTAATGGATTTAGATATAATTAAAGAAAGTATAATATCATTTTTAGTAAATATCTATATTTTATTTAAGGATAATACAAATATAGTATTCTTAATTTTTATTATTATTGTAGTCATTATACTTACATATTTATTTTCTAAAAATCGTAGAATAAAATCAAAATTAAATTTTATAAATAATAATTTAAAATATGATGAATTAAGAAAAACGATTGATTATTGTGGATTAAGCAATAATTCAAAAGATAAATTAATAGCATACATTAAACCTCTAAGTAATGGTATAGAAGTTTTACATCGTGGTAAAAAAGTAGATTTATGGAAATATAATTTATCATCAGAATTTGTGGTTGAGATTAAAGGTAAAACTAACTATAAATATAATAATTTAGTTAATAAACCATATAACATAAAAAATATAGATCCTATAGAGTCTAATAAATTATATTTTACAAATGATACAATTTTTCCAGCTAATGGATCATCATTGAATGAAGACAATGAAGACAATGAAGACAATAATTTAGTAGAATTAATATTCTATCGTGTAAATAGTAGTTCTAATGATAATCCATATAAATATAAAAAATTATGTGAATATACATTTTCTAGTAGTTATAATAGTTTTTTAATAGGTAATCAATTATTAGATTATTGTAGTTTAGAAATGATTCAACAAGTATTATATTTAGGTGCTAGATATATTGAAATTCCTATTTATGATTTAGAACAAAAAAATGATACAATTCCAGTATTATATAATACTTTTAATGGTTCAAGAATGACATTAAACTATATTGAAATAGATAAAGTATTAGAATTACTAGGAAAAATGGCATTTAATTTTAGACTATTAAATAATTACAATGATCCGTTATTTATATATTTAAATATAAAAACAAAAAATATTAGAACTTTAGATAAAGTTCATGATTATATAATTAAATATTTAAATAAATATTTACTACCTAAATCATATAATCATATAAATATAGCATTTACTAAATTATGTGACATTGAGAACAAATGCGTTATATTATCTAGTGGAGGTTACGAAAAAAGTAAATTAGATAAAATTATAAATTGTTCCACTGATAAAGATTATCTCAAACGTATTACTTATAATGAGGCATTATTAAATAAAGATGAAATGCAGGGAACTAAATTTAAATTAAATAGTAATAAAGTAAAATTTGTATCATCTAATATTAATGACTCACATACAGAAAAATCTTTATTTAAAGACCATATAGAGATTATTGATAATAATATTAATTTATTTAATTATGGAATTACTAAAGGCGATGGATTAAATATAAGTGGTTCTAAAAATGCTAAAAATAATTCTGGTGAATTTATGTATTTAATAGATAGTATTACTAAAAATAAAATAGTATTTGATAAAAGTGTTGAATTAACAAATGAAGAAATAGGAACATATATTTCATTACATTTATATGATAAAGATGGTAAAGGAGAACAATTAGAAGAATATAATAAAAATAATTTAACTATAGTTATACCAGATTCTAAATTATCAAGTGCTAATTATCAATATAAAAATGTTATATACAAAGGATGTCAATTTGTTTGTATGAATTTTCAAAATATAGATGAACATATGAAAAATTATTTTAATCTTTTTAAAACAAAAGGTATATTATTCAAACCAAAAGTATTAATAAATAATATAACTATTCCTAAAGGTATTTCTTTAAATTCAATGGTTCCACAAAAAAATAATAATATTGTTTTAAATCTTGATTATAATTTAATTGATAATATACGTTCAGAAAGATATGCTAATATAATACCTTTTAGTAATAATAAATTAAAATTAATTGGATACGGACAAACATTAGAAGATACAAATTTAAGGCATATTAAATTTAGTATGAATTACAATAATATTAATTCACGTTTTAAACTTATAAAAGGATTAAATAATCAACCAGGTTATATTTCTATAAAATTAGGAGATAGATATTTAACTTATAGAGAATGTTGTTGTTATTTATATTTAACTAAAAGTCCAAATGATGATATAAATAGTAATAAAATAGATAATTCAATTAAATATAAATTCAATAATTCAGCGTCATTTTTAGCATTAAATTCTCCAATTACCAAAAAAGGATTTAATAGTTTTGGTATAATTAAATCTATCAAAGATAAAGAAAAATTATATTATTTAAAAATAAGAAGTAATTTTAACTCTGATCGTAAATTATTTGTTAAAAAAGTATCTGAATACGAATCTAAATTATATTTAACATCACAAAATGGTAATAAATTAGTAGTATTGAAGCCTAAATTTAATATTAATGGACATTTTTTTCCTACAGGTGATATAGTTATAAATGAAGATAGATTATTAACACTAAACTATGATGAAACTATCAAAGTTACAACGGCATCAAATAACACTATAAAAGATACATATAAAAGAAAGTTAGATAGTAAACAAACACCAGAAATAGTATGTAATAACAATAATATATTAATAAATGATAATTGTTATAAACCTTGTAAACTTGGATATAAACAAGATCCAAATAATAAACTTAATTGTTTATATGAATATAATAATGATGAAACGGAATTAAAAGAAATACAACCTTTAACAAATGATAATAAACAATGTCCTTATGGTTATGAGTTAGATAATAATAAATGTTATAAAGAATGTGATGATGGATATTTAGGCAATGAAAATATTTGTGAAGAAAATAATAGTGTTGTAATGAAGAAAAAACTTAAAGTCCAAAAGATTATTAAATCAGAACAGAATTTTCAGACAGAACTTTTTTCAGGTGCTATAGATCATCCAAAAGATTATGAATTAATTTGGGATAATAAAGAAATAATAGATTTATATGATGATCAAGAAATATCTATATGGAAACCTATACCGAATGAAGGATTTATGGAAATGGGAAATGTATTTGTAAATGGTTATAAAAAACCACAAACGAATGAAGTTGTTTGTATTTCATTAGATTATTTAAAAGAAGAATCTATTTATTCAAATGATGAAAATTATGATTTTGGTAATCCAATATTTTATAATACTAAATCACAATTGGCTTTATGGAATATAACACAACATGATTATGTTAAAGCATATCCATTTGTAAAATTAGAAAATAATGATAATGATACTGGATCAGTGGTTATTCCAAATATTATAGAATTTAAAATGTATGATTTTATAACTGAAGAAAAAGATTATTATGATAAATTATATTTAGATTCAAATATTACATCTAATATAGAAAAAGAAGCAACACTATTTAAAATAAACTTTGATAGTATTATAAAAACAAATGGTAATAATATTTATGATTATTTAATGAAACTTGAAAATAGTAATGGTAAATTAATTAGTTATACACCAAGTGATAATGGTAATAAAATGTGTATGTCTCTTCCACAACCATATTGGTCTTCATTTTATCAAGATGTAACTAGTAATATCGAATCAAAAATAACAGATTCTAATATAAATAAACCAAAAATAAAATTTGAGTCATGTAAATCACGTGATTATTTTGGAACAAATTGGAATTATTATGATGTTGATAATACAATACGTTTAGAAGGGAACAAAGATGCTTGTTTAACTTACAATGGAAATCCTAAATCGAAAATAAGTCTAGATATAAATGATAGTAATAATTATTTATATCTAGATAAATGTAGTCCTGATTCTAATCAACAATTTGAAATTGGAAATAAAAATCAAAATATTAGAGTGCTTACAAACACAGAATATGATCCTAACGCATGTTTAACACATACACCAGAAGATGGATTACGATTAGAAGAATGTGGTGACAAAAAATTTACTGTGGTTTCTAAATGGATGGATAATATAGCAACTGTTGATAAGTGTAGTAAAATAGATGCTGAAAAAGAAATGGAAAAAATAGGGGCAATAGAATTGTGCGAAAACTTATCTTATTATATTATTTATTTATCAGATGGTTTTAAACATAGACACGAGGAATATTGTAGTTATGAAGACGCTAAAGAAATGTATGAAAAGGTTAAAAATAAGTATAAAAGAGGTATTGCTATAATTCATGATGATAAAATTTTGGATAAAAAGAGATTATCTAGTAATGAAGATAATATTTTTAAAAATTATTCTTCACAACTAGTAAATATGGTGGGTAGTTGTGTTAAATGTAAAAAACCATCAAAAATATTATGTGTAGAAAATTCAGTTGCAAAAAGTGATCATACTCATTTTGAAAATGAAAAAGAAAAAAAAGATATATCAGAACATTGTAGAACACTTGAAAATGAACGAAACTTTAAATGTTCAAGGGGATTTAGACAAAAATTTATGAATAATTTACAATCAAATGATTTTTGTATAAATTATAATAAAGAAGTATTTGTTTATATTTATTCTAAAGATCAATATCCACAATTAGGTTTAGATGTATCTAGAATATCACAAAATGATAAACCTATATTAAATGCTAGAATGCAACCTGTTGATAATTTATTAGGTGAAAAATATGATTCTAATTATCATATATTTTTGAAAGGAATATGTACTTATATAGAAAATAATCCTAATAAATTTAGAATAGTATTTGATAAAGATAAAGTTAAAGGATTATCATTGAATTATATAGATTTATATAAATTTAGTAATGATATAATATTAAATTATATACCTATATATAATAAATTAAAAATAGGTTCAAAAGTATTGGCTAAATTAACAAATCAAGAAAATGATGTATTAATGGATAAAACAAATATAGATTATGATATTATAGGATATAGAACAAATAATAAAATAAATATAAATTCATCCGAAATTAGATTTATGGGAGTTGTTATAAATAAGTTAAAAAATAATCAAGTTGAGATCATGTTTTCTATAAATTCATATGAGTCTAATCCAAAAAATCACAGTATATCTAATAATAAAAACCGTCCATTTTCATTATCTAATATTAGAAAGATTTATAATGTTAATGATTTAGTATTACTTAAAAAAGCGCCATTATGCTTATAATTTTTTTTTATTTATTTCCCTTTTTTTTATTTATTTCCCTTTTTTTTATTTATTTCCCTTTTTTTTTCATTTTTTTCAATATACGCTTCAAACAATCCTTTAAAGCGTTCATCAATTGTTTTTTTACTAATTACTTTATCAGTAATCGGATCAATATAGTAACTATGACCTCCACTAATAATATATGTAGGATAGTTATCACTTTGATTATCAAGTGATGTATTTAATGTAAATATAGCATCTATAACAGTTGGTATACCTACCCATCTATCTTTAGTTTTTTTTGGATAACCTGATTCTATTTTTTGTGTTTTATCATTATATTTATAATATAATGGACCTTTAAAGAAATAGGTGCTTCCATCCTTTTTCCAAGTAAATACAGCATCTATATTATCTGGGACACCTTTAAATACATCATCAATATCTTTAGGATATCCATTTTCTACTCTCAATTTTTTATTATCATATTTATATACTTTAGATCCTCTGAAAAAATATGTTTTTTTATCGTAATCATATGTAAAAGCAGCGCTAAAATTCATATGTTCGCATTTTCCATTATCTTCTATATTTTCAGGATCATTCCACATACATTTTTCTTGTTGATTACAAGTTGAATCATCATTAAATTTACTACAATTTGTTCCAGAAAACCATCTTTCTGATATTTTTTTAGGATAATTATCTAAAACATTTATATAATTTTGAGATGAAACTTTAGACATTTTATAAAAATCATCATTTCTAAATATATATAATGTTCCAGTATGATAAACAAAAGCCATATTAATTGAATCTAACGCATGTTTTCGTTTTCCACATAATATTATTTTATTGTCAATATCGGGATCATTAAAGTTTGCTGGTTCATTTTTGTCATTTGTTATGGTATAATATTGATCATCACATGTATCTTTAGATATTACTAAATTTTTGATAAAATTTTTATTAATAGTTGATTTATATAAATATAATTCTTGACCAGTTGTTTTAGAACCTTTATTTAAATCAATATCTATTAAATTATATTTTGTTGATACATTATTATCATCTGTTACTGTATTATATTTATTTTTGTTATTATTATATATTTTTAAATCACCTATTCCTAAATTACCATAACCTTGTTTATAACACATATATGTGAATTTTCCATCAACACCTTCATTTAAATCTTGATCAATGCCATCTTTACTTTGAACTATATTATAATTATCTCCTAATTTATCACATTTTTTTTTTGCTTCAATTTCAGTATTACCATTTACTATATCTACATCTAATATTCCATAATTATTATTTATATATTCAGCTCTATTATCTAAATATTGTTTTTCTTTATTTAATTTATCTTGTAAACTTTCATTTTCATTACAATATCCATATTTTTCAACTTCATTTTTTTTATTTAATTCTGTAGCACACCAACCGTGGATATTAGCATCATTTTCTTCTTGATTTGGTGGATTATCTTTTACACACTTATATTGATATTGATAATTATGAACAAATGGAAATTTACATTTTCCTCCATAAACATCTGGACGATTACCTACATTCTCACCTTTATCATTAATATTTCCTGAAAATATAGCATCAATTGAAGGTCCACAAGAACTACATTTTTCACTTACACCTTTAAAACCTTTTGGACCTATATTGCCTTTTGGTCCTTTATTTCCTTTTTTATTTTTATTTTTTTCATAAAAATTCAAAATAAAATATAAATGGATCAAGTTTATTTCCAATATTATAGAATACCAAATTATATAAGTTTTATGAAAATATGAAGTGTTTATAGAAAAATACAAATAAATACTTATACCAAGCACTATAAATATTGAAATTAAAATAGTATATAAATAAATTTTAATAGGTATGTTCATTAAAATTAGATAAGATTAAAATTATTCATAAATTCTCATAATACTATATTTTTTTATATCATCATTAGATCTTTTTTTGTATTCACAATTAGGATCTTTCCATTCACATTTTAAATTTGCTTTACATAATTGTTTAGTATCATTAAATTTAGAACATTCATTATATATAGTTGTAGATGTTTGATGATTCGTATTTTTTGGATCAAATGGTTCGCATAAATATCCTTTTAAATTTGATTTTAATTTATTCGCAAATCTATTATTCATTATAAAAGTATTTAATGGATATTTAGTATTATTTGTTTTAATACATTTTATTGTATTTAACTTATTATTTGATCGCCACATTTTTTTTAATTTTTCTGTTTTAATAACTAATTCCTTTGGAAGACATACAATTATATCCGTGCTAGGTATTATAGGATTAGTGTTATACGGTGTTGTATCTATAATATATCCCATTGCTTTATAACCTTCTGGTGGAATGGGTTCCCAAACAGTACAATTATCAATATTTTTATTAAGTCCTGATTTAATTTTAGGTAGTAATTTATAAACTTGTTTATATCCTATAGGATGTTTTACATCACCTGATACTAATATAGAAGATATATCTTTAGGAACTAGTCTATCAATATTTAATCCAGAATATTTTATTGAATCAGGTTTACACTCTCCAGATTCAAATGGATATTTTTTAAGTTTATCACTTTCAAATACAATATCACCAATCGGTTTATAAGTTCTAAATTTAGGATGTTCATTATTATCAATATACTGATGTGCTCTCATAAATGTAATTTTAGTTCTACCTAATTTCTGAAATGGTATATAAGTTCCTAATTCCTTATTTTTTACTTGCGCTACATTATCAGTTGAGAATAATTTATAAAAATTATTTGTTGTTTTAATTTTAATTTTAGGTAATTCATCTAATTTTTCGTTATAACAAGTTTTGTATAACAACGCATTATCTTCTTGATCTATATTATTTATAATATCTATAATAGGTTTACTATTATCATTACCCCAATACCATGAACTATAATTTTTAATTTCATCAAATGGACTTTCATTATAATTTGGAACACCTTTATGAGAAAAAAAGTTTTTATTTAATGTATCATTATCTGAATATTGAAAATTACTATCAACTAATTTTTTAGTAATTTTAACGTTATTATTAATTTTATCAATAAACATATCATTCCAATTTAATGTATTAGAACCATCAAGTTTATCATTTTCAGTTATCATATTAACAAAATCTTGTTCTCCTAGTTTTTCTGATTCTAAAAAGAATGATCCTCTATCATATTTTAAAATGATCAAAATCCATATGCTCCAAATTTTAAACATATAATCATATGATCCCATATTATCTGATGTATTAGCACCATATTTAGTATATATTTTAGAAAATTCAGGTGAATTACAGTGACTTTTAACTCTTGATTTTATAAACTCATTTTTAATAATATATGAATCTGAATATAGCGGTAGCCCTTTTAATTTTCTCCACCAATTATAAGTTAATGTTATATTATATAATATTTTTTTATAGCACATATCATTATCGCTACATTTAGTACATATTCCATTTTTTCCTTGTAAACCTCTAGAACCTCTTATACCTTTATCTCCAGGGGTTGGTGTTTTAATACTTATTGATTTGTTAGATAAATTTTTTATAGGTATTTGTATAATAGTAATATAAGTTGTAAATAATAAAAAAAATAATAATGCTTTAAATCCTAACTCACTTATATTAAATTGTTCTAAAATTTCTATAGGAATTTTTTTAATTTTAATAATTAGTAATGCTATTATAAAAATACTTGTTAAAATTATAACTATTACAATATTAAATAGTTTATAAATATCATTCGTATATTGTGTTGTATAATATAATGATACTATTATACCTATAATTATAACTAAATAAATTAATTTATTATATATTTTTTTAATATCCATTAAATATATAAAATATAAAAATTGCTATTTATTAGCTAATTTAATAAAAAAAAAATTGTTAAATATAAATACTAACATTTATTAAAATTTTTACCCCAATAATATGGATTACCTAAATCAAATAGTGTTAAATTATCTGATTTTTTTGATTTGATAGTATTAAATGGATTATTGTTATTTTTTTTAATAATATGTTGTTCAAAATATGCTTCATTATAAAAAGCATCTTTTAAAAAATTATGTCCTATGTTATTATTATATTTATTATCTTCTAATAAATATACATTATCTATATTAGTGTTTTCAGAATATCCTAATTGAGTTAATAATTTATTATTTTGATAAGCATTATTTTTTAGAATTTCTTTTATCCAATGAATAACTATTTTTTTTAATTTAGAAATTATAATATTATATCTTATTTCACTATTATTATTAGTAATATTTTTGTTATTTGTTTTATCACAGGATATATTAGTATCTTTTAAAACTCGTTTGCCTAATTTATCATTATATACGCATGTTTTTGTGGTATTTATACCATGTATATAATTTCCAAATTCTTTTGATAAACAAATATTTTTTAATAGATCTTTAAAATATAAATTTTTTAAATTATAGTCATTTTTATCAAATTCTATATTATTAGCCATTTTATTTTGTATTAAATATGTTTCTATAGTAGTTATTAATTCATCATAACATTTTTCAGGGTATGTTTTTAAATTATAAGATACACCTGTATTTCCAAATTTTCCTGCAATTCCTTTATCTCCTATTGGAGCATCAGTATTTATATTATTAAATATAAATTTTTTACTAATTATTATAGATATTATAACAAAAGCGGTTATTAAATATAATATCCAAAAAATTAGATTAAATTCTATTGATATTGGAATATTTTTTAATATATAAATAGCAATTACACATATACCTACTATAAATAAAGATGTAAAATATAATATTTGTTCATTGTTTAATAAAAGAGAACATAAAATGAAAAATCCCCATAACATTCCAAATAATATACGAAAATTTTTAATATAATAAATATTAAATCCAGCTAAAAAACAAGAAATTATAAAATCATAAATATATAGTTTATTCATATTAATATATTAAAATATTATTTAACCAATATTGTTTTTTTTTTGAGGTAATTTATCTGCTATAGGTGTTTCATATATCCAATTTTTATCATTATCATTATTAACTAATATATTTATATTATTACTGTGTTCATCATAATAATTTTTTAGTTTTTTATTTTGTTCTAATTCAGGATGAATTGAAATAGCTGCGTTTGTAACATTCTCATCTATATTTTCATAATCAATAACCCATTTATTATATTTACTATTCATATTACAAGATGGACTAACTTTTACATTATTAAAATTAGAATCATATTCTAAACAACTTGAAAAGTCATTTTTTTCTTTATTAAATGTTTTTATAAAATAAGTATCTGGTACATTAATTATTTTTTGTCTAGTTTTATCAATTGTTTTACCACCCTCATACGAATTTCTTTTTTTATTATCATCAACTAAATAATATTGTTTTGGATTATGTATGTTATTAAGAATTGATTGAGAAGAATCTACATTTGTATCATTATTAGTTAAAATAGCCAAAGAAGGTTTTTGTCCAAAATATTTGTTTGTATTATAACGAGAATGTGTATTAGGATTTTTAGTTTTTATTTTATCAAAATCAAAACTAATTTTTTTAGGTGATTTGCCATCACCCATCATTAAATATTTTTGTTTTATTATATAAGAACTCATTTTAGGTTTTTTACTAGTGTGTTGACTTGTTCTAAATAAGTTGTAACCTTGATTTTCAATTAACTCAACGCCATAATTATTCTTAATTTCTTCTCCAGAATTGGAATTACCAGCATCCCATAAAGATACACCAAGTTGTTTATTTGTTTTGAATGGTATTTTTGTTGTATAATTAAGATAATTTGAATATTTATTATAACTAAAATCTTTATTATCCCATACCTTATTACCTAATTTTAATTTTCTAACACATTCTTTAGGAACACATCTTATATGTGTTTCATTATCTAATGTCTGTTTTAATTCTTGATCTGTCATAGATTCATATGAATTATTATATTTAACAGCAACATCACCCAACGCTATATATCCTTTTGGTGCTATTGGTCTAAATATTTGAACGTGTGATATCTGACATTCTGGGCATTTTTTTTTACTACTCCACATTAATTTATATTTTTCAGGTAATACTACATCACCAGAAACCAAGATAGTTTCTTTTTCTGGACCTTTATTTAAATGTTGATTAGTTCCATCTAAACCCTGCCCATCACCACAAAATGATTCTGATTCTGGTAAATTAGTAGAATGTTCTGGTTTATCAGAATTATTTTGACCTCTCCATACACTTCCTACAGGATAAAATGTTTGATTATTTTTATTCTTAAATGGTATGGGTAGGTATAAACTTAATTCTTGCGGTTTAAAATATTCATCTGTTTTCCAAGTATTGTGATATGATTTTTTATATGAATTTTTATTAATATATATACATTTGTTTAGATTATCTGGATTATCCATATTTATACCTAATTGATTATAAGGACATTTTTTAATATCCCAAATATCTTTTTTAGGTTGTGCTTTATATATAGGTTTATAATTATTTGATTTTATAATATATAATCTAGATTCATCAGGTTTAGGATGTTTTAGATTATCAGATTTAATTGTATATTTTTTACGTTTAATTATAGTTGGATTCCCCCAATTAAATATATCATATTTTTTTAATTCTTGAAGAATTTTAGGATTATATGAATCTAAATACTCAAATTTTAAATTTTTTGATGTTAAAAAAAAAATTCCTTCATTATTTTTTACTTTAAGAGTATCTTTATTGTTAATTGTTTCTACATTACCTTGTATTATTAATACAATCCATTTTGTAATTATATCTTTAATATAATTTATTAGTTTTTGTTCATTTGGTTTTTTTTGATGTTCTTTTGTTAAAATTGCAAAATAATCATCAGAATTACATATATTATTAATTTTATCTAAAAAATATTTATTAATTATTTTTTTACTACTTGGACTTTCTGACTTTTCTAATTCTTGTTCTTCCTTTTTAAATATTTCATTCGCATATTCCACTACATTTAGATAACACACCTTTTGACCACATCTTAAACTACATCTTCCTTTTTCTCCTTGTTTTCCTTGTTCTCCTTCAATACCTAAATCACCCATATTACCTACCTTATTATGATTTTTAATAATACTATATATATTTATTATAATACCTAATACAGTTGATAAAACTATAAAAAATAATAAAATATTAATATATATTTTATATTCTTTATCTGAAGATTGTGATAGTATATTAAAAAATTGTATAATAATAAATAATAGTATTAATATTACTATTAAAAAATAAAATAAGAAATACATTAATAATATAATAGATAAATTTATTCAATTGTATTATTTATTATATTTACAAATCCTGAAATTCCATCTCCATTATTCATATCATAATTTTCACATTGTGGTAATAAAATATTAATATATTTATCCATTGTTTTTTTTATTTCAGTTTCATTATTATTTAATTTAAGATTTGAATCAATCTTTTCATTTATTGATTTATAATTAACAAATTTCTTTTCTAATTCTTCAACTATCATATCTCTACAATTTGCTATTCCACAATTTTTAGCCATTATACACACACCATCATTTCCATCTTGTCCTGGTTCACCTGGTTCTCCTCTATCACCTTTTATTCCTTTGTGATTTCTTAATTTTATATAGTAATTCATACTATAATAAATATTATTTAATGAAACAAATAATAGTAACATAGTTAAATAAAATATAATCCTTAAATTTTGATCTATTACAATTTGACCGATAATAATAGAAAAAAAAGTATATAATGTTGTAAAAATCCAATACATTATAAATATATTATAAATTATTTTTAATTATAATCAACTAATTTAAACATTTAGTTTGCTTAAATCCGTTAAATTTTTAGTTTCGGATAAAGATAGTGGTTCATATTTTTTAAATTTATCGTTATATTTACAATTAACATAAATATTATTTTTATCTTCTTCTTTTGAAAACATTGCACGAACTAATTTACTAGTTCGTAAGTTAGGTATACATGCTATACCAATATTTTTTTCTTCATCTCTGTTTTTACAATAAAAATCATAAATATCGGATTTGTCGGTTTGCTTAATTTTCAATATAATATTAGAATTAGTATTAGTATTAGCATTAGCATTAGTATTAGTATTAGTATTAGTATTAGTATTAAAAGTAGACTTCGACTTATATTTTGGATTATTATTTTCTTTAGAGTTTTTAAATAAATATAATTGATTAGCATGTTTTGTATTTAACGAATTAAAATATATACCATTAGTTTTATATGGTAAACTAGGAATAAATTTAGTAATAAGTTCATCATAATCTTTGTATAAAAATAGTTTTTTTACGATTAGAGGACAAATATCTAACTCATGATTTTTATTATAATCATTTGTTAGCATTTCATATAATAAATTAAATCTATTAACAATATTACAATTTAATTTTTTACCTTTATATACTAACATATCTGTTATTAAAAATATCCAAGCATCATTATCATTACTATCTCGCACTAATTCACCATCTAATAATGTATCTTGGAAAATAGAATCATCAAAAGCATATTTAACAGAAATAATTCTAGGATAGGTATATCCTGATTTGATTTTACGATCAATAAAGAAACAATAGTTAATATTATTTATACATGTAAAATATAAATAATAGTTAGTTCCAGATGATTTAATAGACATAATATGTTGAGTTTTCTCAAGAAAATAAATAGATTTACTATTAAGAATATAAGCATGTTTTTTAGTGATATCTATATCATGTGTTTTTTTTAGTCTATTCATTATATATTCTTTGGCTTCAGAGTTTACTACATTATGAGCTCCATCACTACAAAATGATAGATCCATCATTTTAATTTCGACCGACATTATATATTTAATTTATAAATTATTTTTAAATATAAATCAATTTTATATTAATTTAAAGTTTATAAAAGTGTAATATTCATTTATAAAAAAATAAAAACATAATGTTTATTATAGATTTTCCATTAATTATAAAAGCAACATATTATGTATTTATTATAACATTATCTATTTTTATTTATATTATAGAAGATTTTTTACATTTAATTTTATGTTAAATATTATTAAAAAAAATAATTTAATTTAATATGAATTATAAATTAGGTAAATATTTAGCGCACACAGATGAGTTTGAATTTATATTTGATGATAAACGTTGGGTCGCAATAGATTTAGTAAACGACTATCCAAATTATATTTATAAAAAAAAGGATCAAACTAAATTTGATAAAGAATGTCATGAAGAAGATCCTTATTCGGATAATTCAAAATTATATATACTACTATTTAATTTGTTCAATGAAAAATTAAAAATTACATTACTATAATTTTTTTATATTAATATATATCATAGATGTCAAATAATAATTTTAATTCTATACAACCTGCTAAAAAAAGGAGCAAATTACGTAAATCATTAGATAAGTTTAAAAGACGATTCCTTTCACCTAAAAGAAGAAACACTAGACAAAGCACAAAACCAAAACATAAATTAACACCTAATCAGGTAAATATCATCACTGGAACAAATGCAAACTATGATTCATTAAATAAAAATACAGATATTAGCAATAATAATATTATAGAATATATAAATTCATTACATTCTACTAATAACAAGAATGTTCCAGTAATTCCCAAACATTTACGAGAAACACTAGGTGTAACAGATTATAAATCAAAAGCACAACAAATTTTAAATAAAAATCTTAAAAAAAAAAAAAGATCAAAATTTAATAGGGTAAAACGTTTTGTCAAACGTCTATCTCCAAGAAAATTTGTAAATAGAATAAGGAAAAGTCGTAAAATAAATAAAATAAAACCACAAATAACACGGTCCCCTCCAAAATCTTATGGTAATTTTAATAATAAATTAAACGCTATTCAACCCAGACGTGCTGAAATTGAGAGCGCACAAAAGTTGATGAGATATTTAAAAACAATGGAAATAAAGAATCCTAAAGTTTATTATAGAATTCCACAATCTAATGGTAGTTTTGAAAATATGACTAAATCGCAAATTCCAACACCTATATTAAATATGTATGGTCCTTATTTAGAAAAAATGAGAATAAATTAGAAAAAATTTAAATTTAATTTTAATTTAATTAAATTTAATTTAAATATTATATAATAATATATGTTTAAATCTTTAAAAAAAAATATGTTGAAAGGAGGGAGGGGATCAAGTGCG